ATCATCAGTTAATATCACAGCAGATAATTCTGGATTTTGAGATTTTGTGACAAACTTATCTGTAATATACAGTGATTCAATCCAATCTTTCTTTGTCTTTCCTTCTTCTGGTTGAACGAAGAACCTCACCCCAATAACTCCCCAAACTTTAATATCTCCAGAATTATAAAATCTAGCCCACATCTTTCTTGCCCCAGCACTCTGTGAATCTAGAGCAACAATATTAAATCCTCTCTTTACAACTTCAGAATATATCTTTGGCATCACACCCATACCAATAAAGTCTGGTCTGACATAAGCAGTTTTAACTTCGTACACTTCGTAACCAAATCTATTGTAAGATGGTCTTCTATATAGATGCAACATTGCCATAGAAGATTTTTGATCTTTGTCTTTAATCCATCCAACAATATAGATAGTCTCTTTTGATTTTCTATAGATTCTGACTTCTATATCTTCTTTTGGTGATTTAATTAGAATGGGATCTTTAAAAGGAGCGTAATATTTGTTGTATTCAAAAAATGAAGGGAAAACTCCAAAGTAGTAAGTTTTCCCTATTTCGTTTCTAGTTAACTCTTTTATATTTCTTTTTGGTGTCATATCACCAAGTATTTATTAATACACAAATTTTGAGAATTTATCGCTCTTTGATTTTGGTTCTTGGTAATCGCCATAATCATTGTGCGAAACTTCATAAGAATCTTGAATACCACCTTCTCCATCTATTGTGATATTACCAATATCAAACAATCTCATCTTAGATCTATCAACACCAACCAAAAACTTTTTGTTTTTCGTCACGAAATTATATCTATTTTTCAATTGTTTAATCATTAGCTGTCCAAGTTTCTCTAATTCTTCAGTATTAATCAAAGCCAAAACTAAATCGGCTGTTGCAACTGTACCGAATGATTCAGAAACATCAGACATATCTGCGTCAGAATTAGAAGCACCAGATCTTGTAAACTGTGTAGCAGTTACAATAGGAAGATTCATTTCAACAGCAAGTCCACGAACTTCTTCAGCAATAGACTTAACTAACGTGTAAGAATTAGCTAATCCTGTGTTCTTAATTCTTGAAGAAGCACAGATATTAAGATAATCAATATAGATAATATCAGGAACGAAGTTCTTCTTAATAGCAAGTTCGTGTAAAAGATATCTGAAGTGTGAAGCATTTGCTGTAGAAGTAGGATATTCTTTCACGACCAATTTACCAGTTGTTCTTGTCTTAAGATTATTAATCAACTTCATAAATTGATTCTTAGAAAGATCTCGTAACGTATCAAGAGTAATATCCAAAACATTAGCATCAATTCTTTCAGCAATTCTTTCTTCTGCCATTTCACAAGTAATATACAAAACATTCTTGTTCATTAGAAGATTAGAAGCTGCCATATGACACATAGCCAAAGACTTACCAACATTAACACCTGCTACGATAATATTCAAAGTCTTCTTTGGTAGACCACCGCAAGTAATCATATTCAGATTCTGAATATCAAAAGGAATTCTTTCTTCTTTCTTATGATAGAATTCAAAACGATCTTCTGCAGAATCAATAAAATCATGACCAACTGAAGGATCGAAAGAAATAGAAAGCGCATCTTTTAGAATCTCAGGAATCGATCCTTTATCACGCTTTTCTTTCTCATCAGAAATAATCTTAATTGATTCTAATACAGCATTATGTAATGCTTTCTCTTTACAAAAAGATTCAGTTTCTTTTACCAAGAATTCTAGTGAAGTATTCTCTACATCTTTAGACCAAGAATCTAATAAATTCGAGATAACTTAAACTTCTTCATATTTGATTTTTTTAGACTCTGAGGCCATAAGTTTTATGGCCTCAATAGATGGTCTAGCTTTAAAGTTATTTACGAAACTGTTGATTAGTTTGTAAATAGTCTTATCGGTATAATCGTGAAAATATTCATCTTTCAAGAAGGGAATAACAGATCTACAATATTGTTCGTTATGGATGATATTTTTTAAAACTAAATGTTCTATTTTCATACTATAACTATTATAGCTTATTTCCCCTTTCGAACGGTTTTGTTTTTTTCTAAGGCAGCAGTCTCAGCTGCCTTCTTTGCTATTTCTTCTGCACTTTTCAATGCGTAAGCGATAATCTTCTTTACAACATTTTTCACAATCATTTCGAAGTTATTTGGATTCGCTATCTTATCATAAGGATTATGGATAACCTCATAATCAAAAGTAAGAAGAGAAGAATTTTCTGATTCAAATTTGAAATTCTTGATTCCTACAATAATATTCTTGTATCTACCGTCTTCTAATTTGATGACGATTGTCTCGTCATCAATATCAGATTTATCTTGTAGAATAAAGAATGAACATTTAAGATCTGGCACATTCACAAAAGAATCAGCCATATAGACTTTTTTATTGTTCTTTTCTTTCTTCATTATTCTTCATCACCTTCGCTTTCTTCTTCCTCTACTGTCATATCACCAAATTTATTTGTTAACTTATAACTATATTCTACATATTCTTTAAAAGAATCAGTTTCTAAGATCTGATCCCAGAAAGCTGCATTATTCGTATCTGCTAGTCGATAATTCTTTTCAATGCCAGCAACTTGATACCAACCATTCTTTGGTTTAACAACGTGCCCAGATGCAAGAGCAATATCCATTAGACCTGAATATTTGCTGATCCCTTCATTGAATTTAACCTGGAAAGTTAGCTTGCTCTTTTCTTTCACAAATCTAGACTTTTCGATGTTGATCGTGAAATTATAACCAACTAAATCAGTTCCATCTTTTTCTTGTGATCTTGTAATAATGAAGACTTGATTGGCTGAGTACATAACTGAAGTACCACCACCAACAACTGCTTTACTGAACATTTCCATAGTCTGATATGTGTGATTGATAGCAAGACAAGGAATATCTTTCATTGTAAGATGTGGGGTGATAATACGCAAGAGCGAACGAATTGACTTTGCTCTTGTCATATCGGCAACAGATTTCTCGTCGATTGCATCGTCTACTTCTTTCTTTGAAGAAAGAGATCCTATTGAATCAATCATAAGAAACACTTTATCGCCACGTTGAATTTCGTTCAATCTCTTTACAACGTCAAATTTTAATTGTTCGATATGTTCGATTGGGATATGAATAATTCTGGTCGGATCAATACCATTCATTTCTAAATATTCTGGTGTGATACCAAATTCAGAATCATAAAGAAGTGCTACTGCTTCTGGGTACTTCTCAAAATAAGCCTTCATACAATAAAGACTTAAGAGGGTCTTATAAGATTTAGATTGTCCTGCTACAATTGTTAAGCCAGGAACTAATCCTCCATCAATAGACCCAGAAAAAGCAATATTTAATATTGGAAGTTCTGTTGGGATACAATCTTTCATTACGAAAAATGATGAGTCAGAAAGTATGTCTGCATTCTTAACTGCACCAGCTTTCATAAGTTTATCTAATAACTTACTAGCCATATGTTTTATCCTTTGCTGTTTGTAATGGGAGCTACCCAATATCATTATTTATCAATCAAAAAATGAATCGAGTGTTGACTTCTTTTCAAAGTCCCACTTAATTGCATCTAAAATAATAGAAAGTGGTTCAATAAAAGTTTTCTTGAACTGCATTTCATAATCTACAAATTCATGTATACCTAATTCTTTTGGTAGAATCGAAGGAAATGCGATTACATTTTCCTTTAACTTATTCGGTTCTTTAAGATAAAGGAACTTAATTTTCTCGCCTTCATTAATGTAACGATATTCCTTAGCAAGATCTAAAGAATCAAGATACCGATTATACAATAGAGATCCTCTTACATGTATTGGTGTTCCTTTCTTATAAATTGTTTCACGAGATCTATATTCTGCTAAGTTATTAACTCCTCTTGGAAAAGCAATATCTTCAACACTTTGAGCGAAGAACTCGCTCTTGACATTTGTGATAAAAGAGATAAGATCGTCTTGACTCTTCGTCATAATAATCTTAAGAGCTTCTTTAATCTTACTTCTACAGAAAGAAGGAGTTGAAGATTTAACAGCTTCAATACCCATAATCTTTAATTTTGGTTCTAGATATCGTACACCTTCAGAATCCCAAACATTCAAGATATATCTTTTCTTGGCAGTCCAAATACCACGATCAGCAATTGCTTCTCGCTTCATAATCATCTTCTGAGAATATGCATTAACATACTCAGCTAATTCTTCATAAGACTTATTAATATACTTGTTAATTTCTTCAGAACAAATCTTGTCTAAGAGATTAATAATTTCTTCTTTTGGTTTATTCTTGAAGAATTCTTTTACAAGAGGATCGAGATTTAGATAACAAGAATCAGTATCAATTGCGATAACATAATCTTTGTTATTCGTCTTTAAGATCTTGTTTAGATATTCGTTTAATTTACGAGAGATCCAACGAATAGCCAACTGACCAGAAACAGTAATAGATTCTGCGATTCTCTTATCATAATAGCGACAATACTTATTTGCTATCGCTCCGTAAGCAGAATTCAAACTAATCTTCTTTGCCATCTGTAGATTCTTATATTTAGAGATATCGTTAATAATATCTTTCGTTGGTTCACCAGATGCTTTGGCTTTTTCAAGATCCTTTTCTGCTTGAATCATTTTAGACTTGTAGAACTTTCTTTGTTCGAACATCCAATCCATAAGTTCTGGAAGGAAGCCATAATTCTCACGATTATATAATTGGCCAGTCGCCGCCATTGACCAATTGTTTTCTTTTAAAATAGAAAGATCTGTATTCTTATTAACAAGATTATCAATATTAACAGAGACAATCTTATCAATAATTGTTTCAGGTGAGAAATTACCACCCATAATCAAGTGAGGATAAAGACTCTGAAGATCGAAAGAAACAACCCAATTATAAAATCCAGGAATAGGTTCTTTTACA